CTAACAGTTCGTTTGTAGTAAAATTCCAAATGCGTAAACCGATACTTTTCCCATTGTTTAGCTTGTGTTGAAAGCCATGGGAAAGTCTCTGCTTGTCCAGGATTCATTGACAATGAATTCACATCAAAAGCTGGTTGATTAGCAACCGTAATAGCTTGAATGAACTCATCGTTTGAAACAGTGATTGATCGCACATTTTGTTGTTTGAAGGAAGTTCGTCCAATTCCAGACGCTTTTCCTCCTGCTCGCATTCCCCCACGAGCTCGGGGTTTTCGTACGTTTTTTCGTACAGATTTTTGTGGTTGTTGTCCGGTAGATGTTCCCTTTTTTGGGCCTCGTGCACGCCGGGCAGAACGTGACTTTTTTACTTTCTTGGCTGAACCATTTGTTGACATGGTTGAACTTTTATGGGGCTTTCGTGATCTTTCTTGTACTTCCCCACAAGATTGCGGTTGTAAAAGTTCACCAAGAAATAATTTCTCGTAAAACGCTGGTGGTTTTATGTTCGTTTTTGCTATTATCCAATCGGGATCATTTAGCAAAACTCTATCGTACTTAAGTACTAAATAGTCTATAAACGAATTAACATAATCACGCAAAGGAATATTAGTCCATCCTATCTGTAGGAGGGCACACGCTCGTTGTAATGTAACGGCGGGACAAAGTCCTTTTTTCTTTGCATAAAGCAGCGCTTGCATCAATTTATTGCGATTATACAATGGAACAGCTCTTCCGTGAAGGAATATAGTTTGAGCTGACAAAAAATCAAGGTCTTTAGCCTCTCTGGGTTCTAAACTATCTGTAGTTGTTGTTATCCCAATATTTTTCCATTCATTAATCACACTGACAGCATTGTAAAACACGTGTGCTGGATCGGAGACAGTCCAAGTATTATCATCGCCTAAAAGGGCTTTGCTAGTGTTCAATTCAAACATTGCTAGCGAATGATATTCTTTTGGTGTCAACTTCAACCAAGCATACGCGAGAATCCAATAAAGGATTAATGTATTGTCAGTAACTGTGTTTACGGAACCAGAGGGATTTCCCCCTTTTTTCATTATCAAAATACCTTCAGCGGTTAACACAACAGTGTTAATTAAATTTCGATAATACGTCTTGAAACGTTGTAAGTTTGCCTGTGTTTGTTCTTCCGGAACTAAACACATCCAACGAAACTTTGCACAACCCCACATCAAAAAATCTCTAAGAGATGAATCATATTGTGATTCATCCAACGCATATCCGTTTTTAAAAACGTTTAATTTTCGGTAAAGTGCATCCCAATTTCCTTTAAGGGGTGACATTCCAATTACCGATGCGGATTTCAAATGTGAGTCGTACATTTTTTCATTCATGTCTGAAAACAACTGCGTGCCATGTGTTGTGGCATCCGCTGGTCCAGCGGTGAAAGTCCTAATACTGTTATCTAGGATCTTTTCAGCAGGTCTCAACTCTTCTTTCATAGAAGAGGAGAAGACATAAGTGAAATGAGGATTGGTTGCAAGCAATTCAAATTGCTCTTTCATCCACGGAAGTGTATCCGGATCATCGTATAATTCAGCTTTTGTTTTATAAACTGAATTAAACGGGCAACCTGTACTAGTCGTCTTATCGGCCTTCTCTATTGCTTCTTCACAAGAGATTATGCGCGAATTTTTCATATACGGATAAAAATGTGAACACATCATGGTAAAAGCTTCATTCATAGCGCTTACATCACGTGGTTCCATATTTACAGTAGATTTACCGTATTTAGATAATGACTTGTATGCTGCCGGTGCATTTGGCATCGGCAATCCCCATTCTGCTGGAATGACAGTTTTTGTGTCATCCAGGTATAACTTGACGTTGGCGTCAAGCCCTCGTTTATTTTTATAACGAGGAAAGCGGGCACAAGCCCCCACAAACTCGAAATATTGGTCATCCAAATATTTCATATGCAAATCGGAAATAAATCCGGTTGGTCTAAACTTCATTAGACCATTAGGCATGGAGTATTTTTCTGGATATCTTCTCCAGAACTCCACGCCTTGTTGCATGAGATCTATTGGTTGCGGGGGCGGGACTGAAAATCCAGTCCCATGTGCATAGGCTGATTGTTGCTTTGAAACATTCCAATCATATGCTGAGTGACAGGGTCAAATCTTCCAAAAGATTCCGGACTCGTCGCATTTTGCTCAATACCGTGGGTCCAAAAACCTACAATATTTCCACATACATCAAGAACGGGACTGGAACAGTCCCCATTTCTTGTAGCAGCATTGCACCATCCTAAAGGACTTGCAAAACCTATCATCGCTTCAGGTGAAGATGTAACTCCATGCCCATAGCCCAACACTGTAATAATTCCCGATTCTTTCATCGGTACTAAATTTCTAACAGTGAATTGTGGCTTAAATCCATTTACAGGAAACACTCCCAACTCTTCAGTTATGGGGATCATGTCTTTTCCTTTAAAATCTATCGTTCGTGCTACATTCACAGCACGATACTTCGTATTTAAATTCTCGGATAGGGCATGCAAAACAACAACTAACTTGTTGCTTACATGAGTTGCAGTACATCGATAAACATACGCACCAGATACCTCTTCGTAAAACTTATAGACTGAATCTGCTAAAGTCGAAGGGGCATACGCTTGAGTTTGCATGGGCTTCTTGAGCCTTTCATTAAACTCTTTCTTTGCGTCTGAACAAAACTTCATTGTTCCTGCTGGGGCACTTACGGGCTTCTTTGACGCACGTATTTTATTTATCACTGAGGCTTCAGTTTTCAACTGAACAAAGGGGGGCACAGGAGTTTTTGCTTCTGTTTGTCCTCGCATCTTAATGTGAGTTCTATGTTCATCATGAACAGGATCTCGAACAAAGTCAACGGGTTGCTCCCACTCTTCATAGTCCTCATAATCTTCGTACTGATCGTCAAACTCATTTTCTGAGCCACCAGGAGAAACCTTGTTGAAAACATTTTTCTTATGTCCTCCGGTTCTCTTTCTTTTGGTATGACGATTAATTCCCTGTGTATTGGCTTTCGCTTCATAATCCACAGGTACTTCACCACTATTTACATTGCCTGCAATAGAGCTTCTTATCGCACTTATCATTGCAAGCACGAGCAAACCTTTAACAATGACTTTTCGTCTTTTGTAAAGGTAATTCCCAACGGCTTTTGCGCCGGTGTAGACCCATAAAGTTTTTTCAACAACGGTTGAACCAACAGCGGTTTCCAACCT